TATTGTTCACGAAGTATTTTTTTATAAGGAAGTCCTTGCTCGCGGAGTTCACTTACAAGTTTTAATTTTTGATAAAGTTTAGTATCACCACCAAGTGTGAGTGATTTAACGATTGTATTCAGTTCTTCATCAGTAATAGGGAGATCCATTATGCAAAAAAGAGTTCAAGGTTTACGGTTTTTTCTACGCTCCACCCAATAGTATCAAGAATAGACTTGAGTGGATCTAAGAAACTCTTCTCAAATTGTAGTTCATAGTCAATGTATTTGTCAAGAGCAAGTTCTCTTGGAAAATCTTGGATAAAAGATATAACGTTTTCCTGAATTGTATTTGGTTTCTTTAAAAAAAGGTATTTAACTTTTTCACCATTGTTGATCAATGAATACTTATTGGTCAGTTTCTTTTCTTTTACATAGTGATTAAAGAGAAGTGCTCCACGAATATGAATTGGAGTTTTAGGGGCATAAATGCTAGAAGAAGAATGATATTTGCGAACATCAGAAGCAGTTCTTGGGAATGCAATTTCTTCTGGAGGAAGTTTCTTAAAGTTTTCACGACACTGATCGATAAACTGAATTACATCTTCTTCCGTACCACTCATCATAAGTTTTAACCCATCCTTAATCATCTTACGGCAAGGTGCTGGAGTCGAAGATTTGATTGCCTCAATACCCATAATCTTGAGTTTCGCTTCTTCATAACGAACACCCTCACTATCCCACACATTCAGAATGTAACGCTTCTTGGCAGTCCAGATTCCACGTTCGGCAATGTTCTCACGCTTCATCTGCATCTTCTGGTCATACGCATTCACATACTCAGCCAGTTCTTGGTAGCAACTCTCAATATACTTCTCAAGTTCCACCTGACAGATCTTATCAAGGAACGAAACAACGCTTTGAGTAGTTTTCTCTCTTCCCTTGTATACAGTCTCAACCAGAGGACCCATATTAAGGTAAATGGAATCAGTATCTGAAGCAATAACATAATCAACACCATCAGTTTTAAGAATCTTGTTTAGATAGGCATTCATCTTATTCTCAATCCAGCGGATCGATACCTGACCAGACAAGGTGATTGCCTCAGCGTTTGCTAGTTTGTAATAACGGAAATACTGATTGCCGATAGCACCATAAGCAGAGTTAAGCTGAATCTTCCTCGCCATTTGGATGTTATTACAGCGAGCAATCTCTTTGATTAGTTCCCTATTTTTTGTCTTTTCATATTGCTGCTTTGCAGAAAGCATTTTCTTTTTATAGATGGTGCGGTCCTGATAAATTTTCTCCATCAATTCTGGGAGAAATCCACGCACATCCTTACGGAACATTGCTCCGTTAGCGCATACTGCCTTGTCCTTATACAACTCAAAAGTAAGTTCCTGGTTCAGGATCTTATCCACAGTCACAGTTGGGTGCCTCTCATCCAGAAGAGTTTCTGGTGAGATATTATATTGCATGATCAGGTGAGGATATAGAGAGTTAAGGTCAAATGACACCACCCAATCATACTTTCCAGGAATCGGTTCTTTTACATAAGCACCAGCATACTTGGAATCTTTATCAGATTTTTCTTTGGGAGGAATCACAATGTCTCGTCTCTTCAGATAGTTGTAGATGATTGTATCCCACATCCGCACCTGAAAAAATACATCTTCATAGTTCACTTTGGCATCATATGCCATCGTGAGAGCGAGTTCGATCAGTTTCATCTTGTCTTCCAAACGGTCAACAAGTTCCACGTCTTTGATGTTATACTCTACAAACTTCTGCCAACCATTAGTGTAGAAGTCTTTAAAGGTATCAAACTCAGAGTGATCCAGTTTTTTCTGCCCCAGTTCCACATTTGCAATGTGATCAAGGCGATAGGATTCTTGATTAGTATAAGTAAATTTCTTATATAGATCAAGATAGTCCAACTGTGAGATGCCCCCAATATCATAAGAAAGATACTTACGACCAGAGATATATGTTTCATCCTCAGTTACAAGACCCCAAGGAGACATACGCTTCATCAGTTTCTCACCCAGAACACGATCCAGGCGACGAATGATATAAGGAATATCGTACAGTTTACTGTTCCACCCAGTCACAACCTCAGGAGTATTATCCATCCACCAATGAATAAAATCATTGAGAAGATCATACTCTGTTGAGAAAGCACGATACTTTACATTGCTTTGATTGTTCTGGAACTTACCCAAACCCCAAGTATAGATTTGTTTTGTCGAATAATCCTGAATAGTGATCAGCAGGATTTCTTCGGCAGCAGATTCCACATCAGGGAATCCATTCTCCGATGCAACCTCAATATCAAGCGTTGCCAACTTTACTTTATCTATATCAAAGATGATTTGTTCATCAGGATACTTATCAGAAATATACTGATAGATATACCGATCATTTCCGTAGATTTTAAATCCTTCTACACCATCATACTTTTTGATAAAATCTCTACATTCACGAACTGATCCAGGCTCAATAGGTTCTACATACTCTCCACTTAACGTTTGATATTTGGTTTGTTTTTTAGCGGGGACAAAAAGAGTCGGAGAAAACTTCTCACGGATCATGAAATGTTCTCCATTATCATAACCACGAACGAGAAAATGGTCTCCGACCATCTGGACGTTTGTGTAAAATCTCATTAGGCAATTAGTTCTTTGTACTTTGCAATAACTTCTGCAGTTGGATCAAAAATTGTCAAAATCTTATCAGAGTGAATCATAAATTCACTCTGATCGGTAATTTCTGATTCCCCCAACCAAGGAATCATTTTACCTTCACCCATAAATCTATATGGTTTTACTAGTTTGCAATCTGGTTCTCCCAACTCTGAAGGAACTTCATCAATTTGAGTGATTAAAACGTTATCTACATTAATTAATACACATTTAATTTCCATTGATCTTCTCCTGATACATATTAACTACAGACTCAATAGGATCAACAACAGTAACAACCCAATCAGTTGGAACTGGGATATCTTCTGAAGATGTTAAAAGAATCCATGGAGATAGAGTAATTTCTACAGTTCTATCTTTAGAATTTGGATCTTGTCCTTCTGCAAGAAAAACTATTGGTTTATTAGCATTGACCTTATGAGGTTTATTAAAGATGTAACCAATTACCTTTTGATCTTCAACATTTTCTCCAGGGGTTACTAACTCTTTTGCATCAGAAATTATTGTCTCTCCTGATTTGAGTAGAACTAACTTAATAGACATTTCACTCCTCTATCTTAATTTGATTATAGCAAGAAAAAAGGGAGGTGTCAACTGGATTTTGCCAGTTGCCTCCCGTGGCATAGCGCCGACGATATTCAAATATATTTAGAGATAATCTCTCCTAGAATGATGTTCTGGAACTATTTTCCCAAGTACGACCCGTAGAAGTCCGTCCTCAAATGTGACTTCCCTAACTTCGGTGTCGTCGGATAGAGTCCACGCTCGTTTAAAACTTCTGCTAGCCACTCCCTTGTGGACAAACGTCCTATCCGTTTCAGTGTCTGCTTTTTGTCCTTCGACAAAAAGTTTTCCATACTCTGTGAACACATTGACTTCTTCCCTCTTAAACCCTGCAAGTGCAATTTCCAGGTGCGACTCAACGTTATTTACCTGAATAAGATTATAGGGAGGATAATTTGTTGTAGTTTCATGAAGATTAAATAGACGATCAAAGTATTCATCCATACCAATAGAGTTGCGAGTAATCTTCTCCATCAGTGTAGGCAGATCCGCAGCAGTATACCTTGTAAGATTAGTCATTATGGTAGCTCCTTTAAAAGCGAGTTTGTGTTTTGTGAACCCCGAAGGCGTTCTCTATTATTTAACCATAAAACAAAAAAGAGAGAAACGGTATTAACCGAACCTCTCTTTAGGGTCTTCCGAAATGTTTATTATGCCAGATTAAAAGAGATTGATATTCTTTTTTCTGTAAGATTCATATTTGGTTCCACAAGATGCTTTAACCAACTTGGAAAAAGAATCAATGTTCCAGGTTTAGGATGAAATTTTTTAGCAGGAGTTATATAATCACTACCAGGATTTCCCTCATAATGCCAATCATAACCCATAATATCACAACATGGATGGAGAAAAACAAATTGACCTGATTTTTCTGGAACTTTTATGTAATAAACACCACTAATTTTAGAACTTGGGTGTAAATGTTCTCTATTATAATCCCTATACTTATTAATATTTGCCCATATGTTAATCAGACCTGCTTCCATAATCAATCCCAATTCTCTAAAAAATAAATTAGAGTGGTAGGAAATTTCAGAAACAAGTTGATCTAGTAGGGGGTCTTGTTGCAAATCATTAGACTGCCATCCCCCCGAGTTACTTTTTTCACGTCCCTTGTCTATTTTAGAAAGTTCTAAACAATATTGTTCTAATTTTATATTATCCAGTTCTACAAATGTATCATAAACAGGAACCTTAAAAAGGTCAATAATCATTCAGCATCCTCTACCTTTTTCTTTTTAGCACCAATATTATACTTGGTTTCTAAAATCCAATCTCCCTTATCTTTATAAGCCAGAACTTTAATTTGATTAAGGGGTGCAATATCCTGAATCTTCTTTACATCTACAATTGTAATTAGACCCCAATCAGCAAGGAGTTGGGCAATACGATTGCGACGCTGGACATCATTCACAGTTAGATTAGCGTGTTTGCCATCCAGAGCAAACAGTTCTTTAAAGTGAACGAGATAATATCTACCTTGCTTGTGTAGAATATGGCAGGACTGATAGATTTTCTTCTCTTTTCTTGAAGCAACTCCGATGCGGGTCAAAGTCTCACGAACTTTTAGAAAGTCATCTGGTTCGTTCAGAATAACTTCCACCATTTGGTCGGGCGTCCACTTCACTTCAGGTTCTTGAACGACACTCATTTCGATCCTCCAATTTCAAATTTCGATTGTATAAAAGTAAGTTGTTCGTTTGTTAGAATCTTCAAAGCTTGTTTTGCCTTCTCATTACTATAACCATAATAACGTTTGACATAATCAAGATCTTTGATTTTATCTTGTCGGAGCCAGGGAGAAAATCTCTTCTTTTTCCTCAAAGTATTTATAAAAAAGTCGTATTGCATTCGTTTTGGAAGAAAATGGTATCGATTCATTTCATTCGCAAACATAATACAATCAATATGTCCAGAAAGACATCTATTAATTATATAAGGTGCATAGTCCTTCTCAAGTGAAGGATCTTCGTCAATCAAGTGTTGCTTCGTTTGATTGATCGAGTTTAACCAATCTTTAAGTTCAGTCATCCACAAGTCCTTCAGTTTTCAATCTATCATAATTATAGCAACCATCAAAATTTAATTTAATTTTAGGTTCTTTAGTATAATTAAAAAGCAGTAGTTCTTTACGTTGTTTTTGCTCTCGCATATATTCACCCACCGAACGCATTGTATAAGTCAAGTCAAACTCCGCTGCATTCCAGTTCTTAAAGCGATCTTTAACAAGTTGGTCTGAATTATAACTTACCAATTGGTCCATAGGATTAGCATCGCAGTCAGCAGCAAACTTATCGTGATCAAATCCTTTGTGCATTGATCCCTTACGCCCATAGAGGTTATCCTTAATATCATAAGGAGGATCGAGATACATAAAAGCACCCATGTTTCCATCCATCAGATAATCATAGGAGTAATTAGTTATACGCCAATTTGCGATTAATTCAGAATACGCAGGCAGTTTTTCGATACCCCGCAAACTAAAGTTGTTATTGGAAGCTTGTTCTGAAAATGAAGAACTTTCTGTGAGACCACTGAAAGAGCACTTATTGACAACATAGAAAGCCACAGCACGATCAAGGCTTGGCAAACTTTGGTCATTGATCTTCTCCTTACTTGCGAGGAACAGTTCTTTTGCGGATGCTGGATTATTGTGTGCTGATTTGAGATCTACTAGTTTATCCTTTAAGTCAGTTCCAAAAATCTGGAGTTGCTGCCAGAAGTTTACAAGAGGTTCATAAAGATCATTCACCCAAATATCCAGGTTGGGATATTTTTTAGTAATATGAATTGCTACAGAACCGCCACCAAGAAATGGTTCTCGAAACTGATCATAGTCTCGGAGATCTGGAAAATAAGGATCCATCTTAGTGCAAGCACGGGACTTGCCGCCTGGATATCTTAAACAAGTTTTAAGAGATTTCATAATCAGGTTTGTGATACTTCAAATATTCAAGAAAAGTCATTTTCATTTCCTTATGAGTCATACCACAATGCTTTGCAGCAGTGGGAAGATTCATTGTAGAATGAAATAATCCTTCATTCGCTTCCTTTACATTCTCTGGAGTTGTCTTAACTGGAACATCATACAAAGATGCCTTATCAATTTTTAGTAGACCCATTTACACACCTCACAACGATTTGAGTATTTTTAGTTGCTTCTGCCATCTCACGATAACCAGTCCCAACATAAATCTGACCGCCAACTACAGCAACAGCACATACCCCCCAGAAGATATAATACCATTTGGATTTAACTTGATGTCTCATTTGAACTCGCATTCAACCATTATTTCAGTCAAACAGGCGAGCATATTTATTTCTTGGTCGGCACAGAAAGAAGATTGATACTGATACTTAGCAAGCACAAGCACAGCAGCAGGAATACTATTGTTTTTAAGGGCGCTATAAAGAGCATCGTAAATACGGCGCAACAATACAGTAGTATCATTATCCAAATTAGAGACCACCCACTTCCGAACTTCGGGGAAGTTCTTTTCTTTAAGATTTTGAAGGAGATCATTTACGGCAACGTCAGAAAAAGTAGCAAGGATTCCAGAATCAATCTGTCCACCTACAGAGTATCGTTGACACTCATTTAAGACTCTGCGCCAGTCTGGGAAGTGTTTGTTGATAAGTTCGGCAAGGACTTTAGGATCGTATTGTATACGTTCCTCATCCAGGATGTTTTGTAAACGCTTGAAGAAGGATCCTGCCAGTGCGGTTTTTTCTTTTCCTTTGATGGAGAAATCAACGACGGCACATCTGGAGTGGAGGGGTTCGATGATTTTGTTTTTGTAGTTACAAGTGAAGATGAATCGACAGTTACGATTAAACTCCTCAATAGACGCCCGTAGGAGGAGTTGTACATCTGGGGTTGTGTTATCTGCTTCATCAATAAGGATGACTTTGTGTTTAGCAGTTGATGAAAGCGATACGGTCGAAGCGAAATTCTTTGCATTGTTTCGCACAGTATCGAGGAATCTACCCTCGTCAGATCCATTGATGACATAAAAATCTACTCCAAGTTCATTACAAAGTGCTTTTGCTACTGTTGTCTTAC